GCTGCAGCGTTACTAAAAGATATGTATACAATTTTTTGTGGATCTATTTTGTTTTCTTTTAATTCTTTATCAAGGTATTTTATCAGAGTAAAAGTTTTACCTGTACCAGGTGGACCATGTATTATTTTTCTATGCAAAAGGAGCCTCTTTTATTTTTGTCTTTCTTACAAGTGGTTTATCTATTTCAACATTTTCTACAATCAAATATCTAGTAGACTTGTTATCTAGTTTAGCTACCTCTTCTTCTGCACCAAACAGAACTTGTAACATTCTCATTGTAGTTTCGTATTTTATGTTCCAAGATTTACTTCTCAATAAAAAGTTCCAAAAGCTTTTGAACTTGAAATAACTTTTACCTTTCTCTGTAAACGAAACACCTTTTCTAATATCTTCTAACTTCTTACCGTTTGCTCTAGTTATAAAATCTGTAAGTAATTCTTTTAATTGTATGTCTGTCTTGATAGCTTCTGGTGCTTCTATAGGTATAACACCTTGTAGAAGTTTATTGATTTGTTTTCTCCATACAAGTTTTGCTACAGGTAACATCGCTTGGTTTATTTGTTCTACACATTTCAAAGAAAACTTATCAGGGTCATGAAGTTCTACAGCAGAACACTCAACAATATCTTCACCGATTGTTACATAAAAGATAGGTGGGTTTGATGTATACTTCTGTATTTCTTTTATTTCTAATCCTGGTGTAAAGTCATCACCTACACCAAACTCTTGCCTTACACACTTTCTAGAATTACAGAACGATACAATAGGTTCATCTTTACATTTGTATTGATAGTCTTTGCCTGTGATTGATTTGATCAAATCATCCATTTCTTTTTTATCTAATGGTGGCTGACAAAACTTTTTATTGTAATCAAATATTTCTGTGTCCCATGTATCAGGAAATCTTTTCTTACAATAGATACCAAAATTATACATGGCATTATTTCTTTTACCATTTGGTATACCTTCTTTGGCTAACATCTTTAGACAAGGTGGTGCTCCTTTTAACAAGTCATCTTCTTTTATCTTTTCTTCTTTTATAGTTAGCTGAACTAATTCTTCTTCTGTCAAAACTATTTTTTCATAATGACTATAAAACTCTTCTATTGTCATGGCTGTAGCATCTTGTTTGAATGCATATCGTAGTGTTTGATTTGCATTGTGATATGGAAGATTTAAGAAACTACCTACATCACCTCTTTCTTTTTTGATATGATTTTGTTTTGGAAATATTTCTGCTCTTGCATAACCTATCGTTGCTGCAATATCTTTTAATTTATTTCTAAATAATGCTGCAGGTGCAAAATCTTTTGTAAATAAAAATACGTGTGCACCACCAGATTTAGATCTAAACACAGTTAGTGGTAGATTCTTTTCAGTAATTTTATCTATAAGTTCTTTGTGATTTAAAGTGTAGACATCTATATCAATACAGGCCCACTTACATTTACTATCTTCATTTATAGGTATGATACCCAACGCAGGATCAACACCATTCAAATGGTCGACCCACATTTTTTCTGTAACAGGATCTTTCTTAATTATGGATTTAGTTTTGTGTTTGCCTCTGTCATCGTACTCGTCTGTCTTTCTAGTTTGACCAAAAGCATTACTAGATCCTTCAAATATATTTTTAAATTTCTGTATGTCCATTTACTTTCCATTTGGTTTTCGGAGGCGGTACAATGCAAAACCGCCTCCAAAACTTGTTAGGCTTTGTTTTTAATGCCTTCGTAGAACTTCTTCGCTCGTTCATACATACTAGCATCTTCTAACATTCCAACTTTCTCTACGTTGTAGCCGTACCATTGATTACCTTTACCTGTATTTAATACAGAAGATAATTTATAAATGTGACTAAACGATGGTGGAGTAAACGGACCATTCTTACCATCTAAACTAATAGACTTCATCATGGAGTTCCATTTTCTGCTGACTTTACCTTGAGATGAACTCATAGATATCATCGCAGTTTCAGAACCTTTGTCTCCTATAATAATTACAAAGTGTTGACCAACAGTTAAGATGTAATTACCATTTTGTAATCTATCTTTACCATCAGGTCCCTTTGTAGTTTTTTCTAGAATA